TATAACTCAGTCACTATTTGTGACAGGAACTACTGAGTCAGCAGGTGTAATTGCTGGAACAACAATTGCTGTATTAGGTTCAGATGGTAAATTAATCGATTCGGATACTTCAATTAATTCAATATCGAATGAAGTATTTGATGTAAGTGCTTCACAAATAATAACAGACTTATATGGTGTATATTATGTTAATACCACTGCTGGAGACGTAACACTACAAGTACCAGATGCTTCTGCTGATAATGATGCTTCAAAGATTGTTATAATAAAAAATGGTGGTGGAAACGATGTTATTGTAACAACAACTGGTGGAACTCAAAACATTGGGTCAACAACATCGGTTACTATTTCACAATCTGATAAAGGTATCACTATTTTATCTGATGCTGGAAACAATAAGTGGTTGAAAATTCAAGACAGTAGATTTTTACAAGGAACAACTACTGGTGAACTTCAATATTGGGATAATTCAGCAAATAGTTGGAAGCAAACAAGCACTGATTTACTTTGGAATAACACCACAAGTGGTTTAACTGCAACTGGTAACATAGAAGGTTTGACACTTTCAGAAGATGGTGTTAGTTTAGTTGATAAATATCTGGGCATTACAGATTTCAATGCCTATAGCGGTGCAACTGCAACATTAATTGGAACTAAAGCTAATCTTGCTGGTGGTGCTGATTTTACAGGAACAATTACAGTACCTAAACCAGCGCAGAATGACAATAGTACTTGTGTTGCAACAACTTCTTGGTATATAAGCCAAGGTGGAACTGCGAACCCATTAATGAATAGCACTGTTGCTGTTGGTACATCGAATTTATTTAGTCGTCAAGACCACGTACATCCTGTTGATACCAGTAGACAGGCAACAATCACTGGTGGTGCAACCACAATTACAAGTGCAGATTTAACTGTCGATAGGGTATTGATTTCTAATGGTAGTGGTAAGGTAGCTGTTTCAACAGTTACCTCGGCAGACATAACTACATTAGCTGGAAATCTTTATGGTACTCAATATCAATTAGCATCAAGTTTAGCTGTATCAACAACTGGGTCAGTTACACCAGTTGTTAAGGTAACATTAAATACAACAACATTACCTACAGGTACATATAAAGTTACTGTTGCATGGGTTGCTAATCATAATTCGGCAAGTACTGATATGATATTTGATGTTACGCTAAATGGTGTATCACAAGGGGTGCAATCAACAATAAATATAGAATCAAAGGATATTAATACACATTATCCCTTATCCAGAGTATTTTATTTATCATTAAGTGGGACTAATACAATTGCATTACGTTACTGGAATGAAAATAATAATACAACAATAAGTGATGCAACAATTGAATTAATAAGAGTAAGTTAATATGAAAAAATATTTATTAGCATATCAGATAAGTGGTCAAACAGTAGGAATTGATATTGAAACCTATAATCCTACGGATTTAAACGGAAATTCCGCAATGCAAATTATTCTCGATGGTGAGACAATACCCAATGGATATGTTGACATAAGTTCAATTAAAAATTGGGATAGATTTGGGGAAGATTATGCAAATGATTATATGGTTGTAAGAGAAGCACTGTACGAAATATTAGTTGATGGTATTTATAGTAAATATTAATAATTAAAATTATGGGAGAATTTTTTACAATATTATTTGGAGAATATAGTGTTGCACAACTAATGGCGTTTGTTGTATTTTTTATAATTGGTTATATTATATATGGTTTAATTGAAACGACTGGACGTGATAAACTAAGTCAAAAAACACCAAGAAAATGGAGTTGGAAGTTCTGGTTTAAAGATAACTGGCGTAGATATTTATTAACAATTTTGTGTAGTTATGTACTTTTCAGATTTTATTCTGAAATTAGTGGGCATCCTTTTGGATATTTCAATTCAATAACACTTGGATTACTTGGTGATGGTGCAGCAACAACAATTAAGAAAAGGGTTATAGGAATTAATAATAATAGAGAAGAATTAACAGCAAAAATAAAAAAAGAACAAGGAGAACTTGGATAATTATGGACTACAGTACATTTAATATTAACAATTTTTTTATCAAGAAAGACAGCACCCTACCTGAATTGAAATACCCATTGACACAACCCACAATGGAGCAATATGATATTACCCCCGATATGTTAGAAAACTGTGCTGTGACATTTTCTATGATTGATGCCGATACTGGTTTATATCGTATAGCCAATGTTGCAGGAAACCTTGTTGTTAATAATAACAGACCTGAATATCCTGATGAATTACAATATACATTGACTTATAGATTTAAATTATCACAAACTAGAAAAGCTGGTAGATTCTATGGTGAGTTCAAACTTGATTTTCTTGGAGAAAATTGTGGTAAAATCACTTTACCTACTCAGAGTCAAATAAATATAATGATTTCAGATAGTAGTACTAAAACCACTGTTGTTTAAATTTTAGAATGAAATGAGTGATTGTAACCAACAAGATATAACAAATGCGTTCATCAATTATGTTACTCCGACTGATACCACATACTTTCCATTATCTGGTAATAATTCACAGGACATAACTAATGACTTGACAATCTATGTCGCACCAGCAGGTACAACAGCATATATTGCGTTGAGTGGTAACAATTCACAGGACATCACTGAAAGAACGACTTGGTACATCGCTCCGAGTGCCGTAACATATTTCCCATTATCTGGAAATAACACACAAGATATTACAGATAATTTAACTGTTTATGTCGTGACAACAGACAGCACATACTTCCCAGCATTAAGTAATAATACCCAAGACCTGACGAATAACAACACAATTTATGTTGTACCCGGGACTTGTCCATAAAATCTAATCTAACCACTTCCATCTTAATCGTTTAACAATTTGATATGTGAATGAGTTCTTTTTATCATATTTTATCATTATTTCAGATATTCTCATTCCATTATCGTAATCATTTCTCATTGCAATAATTTCATTTCTGTCAGTAATTGCCATACCATTTTTCTCACCCCGATTAGTACCCTTCATTAATTCCGACTGTTTTTCCTTCATCTCTGTCGTTTTAACGCTACCCAATGCATTCTTATTCCCTTTACGAACTACACTTAATTTCTTTTTGGTTTCTTCGGTGACTGGTGGTTTTTTCTTTGCGCTTTTACTCATTTTTTTCTTGGTTTCTTCAGACGGTTTCCAACCCAAATTACTACCAGCATTTGGAACTAAATTATAACCAATTTTATTATCATATGATTTATAAAAATCAATATAATGTTGTTCTTTAATGATTAATTGGTCTGATTCCACATATTCAACAACAGAAAAAATGAAATTATCTTCACCATATTTATGCCAAGCATTAGATAAAAATCCATTTCCGTGTTTTTTCTTATTTAATAAATTTTTATGTCCTAACCATCTTTTAGTTATATCTTTCGAACTACCAATATATATTTTATGATTAATCATATTTTTTATCATATAAACTCCTGATTTCATAATAATTATTTTTATATAAATACTTCAAAATAATATGTTGTTTATTGTGAAAGATTTTTTGTTCTTGTATTAATGTAAAATAATTATTATATTTGCATTCTAAATTTTAACAATTGTGATTAAAATGTTCCCTTTTATTGTTCATTGTGAGAGAATCAGAAAGAGACAGTGGTATTATCTCAAATTTCCAATTAACGACCAACTTCAGACCCGTATAAAAAATCTACCAGAAGAAACCCGAAAGTGGAATGCTGGGATGATGTGTTGGGAAGTCAGCACTGCATCACTATTTGCGTTAATTAAGCGATATAGGGACTCAAAAAAAATTCATTTTGATTTCGGAAATGATGACAGTCGTCAGATATTTATCGAACAAATAAAGAAACTCGAAATCAAGGAAATCGAAAAGCGTAAGTTTATTGCCGAACTTAACATCAAGAAAGAACATTGGGTTAAATATAAGGAAGAATTGGAAACCACTTATGTGGAATACAGTGAGAAGATGCATGCCTTACTTAAGGAAGGTGTTAAGCTCTATCCACATCAGATTGTCAGTGCAATGTTTATGAATGCGACTCGTAGTACCTTAATTAGCCACGACATGGGATTAGGGAAAACGCTTTCAGCAATTCTTTATGCTGAAATGAATGGTTTTGAAAAGGTTTTTGTAATAACACCAAATTCTTTGAAGTTCAATTTTTATTATGAAGTCAAAAAGTTCACCAATAGCACAGCACATATTGTAAATTGGAAAAAGAATGATTGTGGTCTTGAAGAAGCTAAATATATAATTGTAAATTATGATTTCTTTAACCCTTCAATTAAGAGTGGAAAATTCTTGACCAAATGGAAAAAATTACGTATTGATGTTATCGATGCAGTTATTTGTGATGAAAGTCAAAAAATAAAAAACACTAAAACGAATATATATAAGAATTTCAAAAGAACATTTAGTGGGAAAATATTTAGAAATGGAAAGATTAGTAAAATATTCTTATCAGGTACTCCTGCACCAAATCGTGCACATGAACTATATACTGTCCTTAATCAGATTTCTGATGTAGATTTTACCACCAAGAAATATTTTCAAGAATATTATTGTGGTATGACTCATGGTGAAGATGGTTGGGGTTATGTTATAGATAGTATGGCACAAAAACTCGAAGAACTTTATCATAAAATTGCACCATTTACACATAGAAAACGTAAAATCGATGCACTTAAAGACCTTCCAGATAAAACATATCAACGTATTATTTTGGAAATGACCGATAAAGAACAAAAAATATATGATGAAATTGAAGCTGGTGTCGCCAATGAATTTGTTGAACAACCTAATGGAAATCCTCTGACAATAATGATTCGATTAAGACAATATTTAGCATATATTAAAATTAAGCATGTGAGTGATGTTATTGAAAACGTTTTAGAAACTGGGGAAAAGGTGATAATAATGGATTATTTTAAAGATTCACTTCGTGAATTAAAAGAAATTTTTGGTGATATTGCAGGATTACATACTGGTGACCAAAGTGTTGAAGAACGTTCCGAGTTGGTGAAAAAATTTCAAGACCCAAATAGTGATTTAAAAGTTTTTTTAGGTAGTATTCAAACCAGTAATTACGGACTTACACTTACTGCTGCAAGTAAATTATTTATCGTGACATTACCATATAGTGTCGGGGAATATGACCAAGCTGCTGACAGATGTATTTTAAAAGGTGAATTAGTGTTAACTAAAGACGGTTATGTTCCAATTGAAAATATTAAGGTTAATGATTTAGTTTACACTGTTAAAGGTAATTGGAAATTAGTTACTAATATTAGTAATATTATTGAGAGAAATAAAGCGTTTTATGATATTAATTATAAAGGATTTTATAAGCCATTAAGATGTACCGAAGACCATAAAATATATGTATATGATTATAATGAAAGTAAATATTATTGGATTGAAGCCTCACAGATTAATTTAATGAAACATGGAATGGTTTTTCCTAAAATTGATATTAGTAACTATGATAATAATTTTCATGTTGAAGAATATAAATCAAAAAGATATAACAAACAAAATATTAATTTAAATCCAACATTAAATAAAGAATTATTATATGCTTTTGGTAGATATGTTGGTGATGGACATGTAAATGACCATCAGGTGTCAATCTGTGGACATATTAAAGAATATGAGGAAGTATTGAGTTGTATTAACACTATAAAAAATGAGTTTAATATATTAAATCATACCGAATATAAAAGAGATAATAAAGTGGAAATGTATATATCATCAATTGAGTTAAGAAACAATTTTAAAATCTGGTTTGGTGAAGGCGCATATTATAAATCAGTACCTGATTTTATTTTTCATTTAGACAAATCTCATATTAAATCTTTCTTGGATGGATATTATGATGCTGATGGTTATAAACGAAAAAACACGCAACAAGCATCGACTGTCTCAAAATATTTATCTTATCAAATAATTTTTTTAGAGGGTTTATTGGGTAATACCCCTTCACTTAGATTTAATAATAATGCAAAGTGTTGGTCACTAGAATATTCCTTACAGGATAAAATAAAAAGAAATATGTTAATTAAGAATAATGAGGGCAGCATCATATACCCAATTCAGGAAATTAAAAATTATAAACCAAAACGAAATGATGAAAGAGTATATGATTTGACAATTGAAGATGATGAATCATTTATTGTTGGATTATCTACGGTACATAATTGTCACAGAATTGGGCAGAAGAATGTTGTAAATATTTATCCATTAATTTTTCCTGACACAATTGATGACTATGTATTCAGTGCCATCGAAGGTAAACGTAAAGAAATTGTGAAAGTTATTGATAATGAAGATTATGAATCGAATGTAAGTGAATCAGTATTAAGTGAAGTAATTCAAAAAATTAAGGAAAAACATGGGAAGCAGTTATAGTTGGAGTATAAATCCGTTTCAGGATTTTTTATTTAGGTCATTAATGTATGATACGGATATTGGTGATAAAGAATTTGAAGCTGATATTTATGTTGGTATTTCTACGATTCTCGAATATTTTGTAGATGATGAACGAGATATTCATTATTTGGATTTTGAAATCAAGAAAAAAAGTACTTACTTTAAGGTTGTCGCAAAGAATGCGATAACTGCGCTCTGGTTATCGGGAATATTTCCGAAAAATCCAAGAAATGTCTTGGAGACCAATGAGTTTGTGTTTGAAAACATAAAATACAGATTTAATGACAAAACAAAAAAGTTAACATATAAATTTTTAAAAAAATAATGAAAAAAGTAGCTGTACTATTTTCTGGTGGATTGGATTCCACCTATTTAGTTTGGAAAAATCTTAATGAGGGTAATATCGTATATCCTATTTACATTGAAATTGAAAATAATATAACCAAAACAATTCTCGAAAAGAATAGAATTGAATTACTCTATAAAGAGTTTTATAAATAGTTTAATTTAGTTGATGGTAAATGTAAAATTCATCCAATTCATTATGCAATAAAAGTAAGTGTACAAGCAAATGAAAGCAGTTTATATTTTAAACAAATGCCAATTTGGCTTTTTTCTTTGATGTTTATGCAAAGCATGGATATTGATGAGGTACAAATCGGATATGTTAGTAATGATGACGCTGTTTCATATATTAAAGATTTACAGAAAATCTATAAGTCATATCAAGCTATTTGTGAACCAATGAAACCATTAGTGTTTCCGTTAATCAAGACGAAAAAAATCATGATGATTCATGAACTACCACACCAATATCGTGAACTCATTATAAGTTGTGAGGGAGCTATAATTGTTGGTGATAATGATGCTGAAATCGTACAATATGAACCATGTTGTGAGTGCGTGCCTTGTAGAACAATAATGTCAACCGACTATTATGGTACTGGTGAATACCCTGAGAACTATAAGAATGGGTTGATTCAACACCACGCACGTCAACTCAGAAAATTAAATTATAAAGTAATTGATGGAGAAGGTGTTGATTATTTCGAAAAAATGTGTAAATTAGAACCCCGAAAAGAACCATATCAATTGCGACTCGATTTCGATTGTCTGGAAGAATGTGATGTGGAATATAAAACAGAAAAACAAAATAATGGATAAACATAAAGTCTTAGGTGAAATCAAAGGATTTCTTGAAGGTTACAATAATGATATAAAATATTTAGTAAATGTTGAAACGGACAACAGAACCGATATTGCCGAATGTGTAATACACGAACCCAATCAGAAACCAAGAATTGAAAACATAAGGTATTTGCCTTTCATGTATATGAAGGACTTATCGAGACTTGGTAGAGAATTATACGTTGGTAGGGATGAAGATTACATTAAAAGTAAACAAATCAAGTATGGTATCACAATAACTAAACTTAAGACAGGTAATCAGAAAAGATTACTTGATGGTTATTGTTATAAGTTAACAAGTCATAGGTCGAGTAATGACATCACACAGTATATAAAAGATGGTGGAATCGACCCATTTGAGAAACTTACAGACGAAAATGGTAATTTAGTACGTGACAATAAAGGTAAAATTGTTTATAGAAACCGTGATTTATTTCATTCACCAACCATCACGGAACAATTCTTTATATCCACACAATCAAGACTTTATAAAGGTTATGAACAATATAAGGAAGTTCATCGCTTAACTGCTGATATCGAGACCACTGGTCTTAGATATCAGATTTCCAGAATGTTTGCCATTGGGGTCAGAGACAACAGAGGTTTTGAAACTATATTAGAAGTAGATAAGCGTGATGACGATGATGCTGAAATTAAATTAATTCAGGATTTCTTTAATTTGATTGACGTTATCAGACCTGCTGTTATTCTCGGACATAATTGGGAAGAGTTTGATATGGACTTCATTTTGGGGCGTGCAGCCATTCTAAAAATGGACACCACCAAACTTCCTAATGGACTTAAAGAAGGATTCAATTTAAGAAGAAGGGGTAATACTAGCGTAAAGTATGGTAACACCAGTGATAAATATACTGCAACACAAATGTGGGGTTATTCTATCATCGATACACTTCATGCTGCCAAGAAAACTCAAGCCATCAATAGTGATATGAAGAAAACCAGCTTGAAGTATATTGCTAAGTTTGAGAAGTTTGCTAGAGATAATAGAACATATATTGAAGGTGATGATATTGGTAAAATGTATAATGAAAACAAAGTGTTTTTAATTAACGACACCAATGAATATATTCAAATCCCTGATGAATATCAAGATGTTGCAGGAAATCTTTATAAACTTCAACTCAATAAAGAAAGTCTTAGTGACCAACAATATAAAGTGTTTAGGAAGAGATTTTTGGATGAAAACAAAGGTTTTGTTGTGTGGTATAGGGACAATGCTGTTGAGAAAAAACTAACTTCATTTATTGGTGGGAAGAAAATTGTAAAACAATATTTACTTGATGACCTTTGGGAAACCGAACAGGTTGATGAG